AAGCATACCCTGAGTGGATAGCTTTGATGGCTTCTTCTTCGTCTTGAAATGTGGCATTGATTTTCATATTCATTCCTTTTGTTTCCTTGGTCTAGGGCAGTTTTCAGGGACTTCTACAACGCACCAAATGGCTGTAGGTGGGGTTCTAAACTTTCCAGGCAACCAACGGTCTATGTAGCAGTCTGCCATCTTCTTTAAAGTAGGACGGACAGACCTTTCATAAATACCCGTCTTCAGACAAATTTCATTAGCACTTAACCCATCTGGAAAGGCTTTCAACAAATCCCTGATAACCGGTTCTTTAGGTTGGTAGTGTTTGTTTTCAACGATCATTTATGTTGTTTGCTCTTTAATTTTTACTTCTTCAGTTGCGCCAATGTGGTAAACATTTCCCTCATCATCTGTACACACACTGTACATACCGTCGATGTGGTGAAACTTTAGCTCCAATCCATCTTTGAGTACGATCGTACTATTTTTTGGTACGTTATATAGCTTCATTTTTAACCACCATTTCATCTAATGCAATGTCTACTTCAGCTTGTGCCGCCATTCCATCTTCATACCCACGGGCATAAGAGTTTTGCTCCATTGCAATAAGTTGATTGATCAGGCGTTGCTGTATCTCGCAGATGCGCGTCAGGCTATCCAGTGCTAAATCACGTTTGCTCATGTGTTGCGCTCCTTCAGAATAGATTCCGCGCTTGTTGCGGCTTGAAGTTTGGTAAAGCACGATTGATTGATAGCTGAAAAATCTTCTTCTGTTAGACCTACCCACGGGCGTTTGTATTCTTGGATATCATCGTCGTCTTCGACGCGGTATTTAGCTAATACTGCGTTGCTTTTTTTGTACTCCTCATCAAAGTCAGAATTGATTTTGTCCGCAGCCATAGCCCTCTTAGCCATAAAGCCACCGCCCCAATGCCCTTGCTTACGGGCTATTTCATCAAACGCTTCGTCTTCAGGTGTCATAAAAAACTCCATATAAATGCTGCAATTCCAATGCCTGTAAAAAACAAAATGAAGATAACGAACGCTATAAAGAACAACGTAACCATTAAGTCTTCATCTTCGTCATTCATTTGTTTGCAGCCTTTTCTTTTTTCTTTTTCAGATAAAACCTACGGGCATATTCCCGTTGTTTAGCTTTACGCAATTCAATCAATGCACGATCAGCCAATGCTGACGGTGGTGCTGACAAGTGATTAATGCGGGTTGTAAGCTGATGAACCTGTTGTTCCAACATTGCAATACGGGCAAATACATTCCAATTTTTCATGCTTGTTCCTTTAGTTCAATTTGCAATATTTTGTAAACACTGATGCAATAGTGTGGCATTTTGGTTCATATGATGCATACCCAAACCAAAATCCCGCCACAATGATGCTGGCGCATAAGCCAACAAGGGCAAAAAAGTCCAAAACTATTTTCATAGCAATTCCTTTAAAAATACCCCATTGGGCAACAAAGTACCTTTACGGTTTTTGATTTCTTTGTATGCGTATTCCATGCAATCCACCAAGTTGATGTCTAGCAAAGCGCAATAAATAATGAGACATACCATCACATCACCCACACCGTCCACAATGGCTGGGCCATCTTGTTTGATGGTGGCATCTGCCAATTCACCCATTTCAGAAACAGCTTTTAACAATTGAGTCTGGGAGTTGCTGTTTGAAATGATCTTCCGCGCTTCTGCCCATCTCACAATGTCCATTTCTACATCTGCATACGTTGTCATAGGTACTCCAAAAAATTAAGGGAGGGGGTACTTGCTATCAGGCGGCAACTGCGAATTGATACCCTGCTTTCCCCCCAAAAATCAAAAGAAATCGTCTAGATCGTCTACCTTGGCTTTACGGGTAGGCTGGCTACTCTGCCTTATCTGCTCCTGTTTAGGACGCACAGAGAGGCTGTAGAAGGGCGTACCGGCCTTGCTAGTCTTCTTCCATGCACTGATCCAGTAGTCTGTACCGCCTACGTTCACAGAGCCGTTAAGGTCTGGGTGTTTTTCCTCTTCTTTCTTGTCATTCTTGAAGAGGTTTCCCCGGTTGGTGTTGTCGTATTCCATTATTTACTTTCATTAAGTTCAAGTTTTTCTTTAAACGCTTTTATTGCAGAGCGCACCTTACTGTCCGACTTCAGTGCTGCCCACACTGTTAGTCGCACTTCGTTGTCGGCAATGGATTCCCATTCCCCATACATTCCTACTTCATCACCCTTAGCATGTAAATCCCGAATTGCATCGGCAATCTTTTCTTCTAAAGATGACTCTCCTTCTGGAAGGTCTTCACCAGCATAGATGTACAAGCCTAGGCCATGTAGACTGAGTGCCTTGGTCATGCAACGCATGATGGCTGTATTGACTGCAAATGCGTCACATTCCACCCGGTATTCTTTACCAAACTTATTGACTGCGGTATACCCAGCAAGGGGGATTGCTTTGTTAGATGAATCCATGACCGGCAATTGACAAGTCATAGGTTTCCCAAACATGGTTGCAGTGACAAAAACCATCACAGTCCCGTTGACTTCCATATAGCATTTTTCGCCAAACATTTCTACCTTAAAGGTGGCGGCAGGATCTGCTTTCAATGCTTCGGCCCATGCCCATGCCCAGGACAGGTAAGTCAGGTTGCTTTTTTTCTCAGTGTGTTCATTCACATTGAGTTTAAGTAGTGTATTAACGTCCATTTGCTGCTTCCTGTTTTTTTGATTGATATGCGGCCCATTCAATTTCGCCTTCAATGATTTCCTTTTGGTCTTCCAAATACAAATCTTGAAACGGGACAAAATGGTTTTCTTTACAGCAGCCCCATTTATCGCCTTTGGGTTCTAGGCAATAGCAGCAAAACTCCACATCATGGAACTCCGCTTGATACTGTTCAAATACTGATTTCATTGCATTACTCCATTCGATTGTTAATTTGTTCTTCAATAAACTTGATGGTGTCTAGGGGCAGGATGTCCCAAAACTCCACGCCAGCATGCTTGATGCTGACAATGGTGGCATAGGTGTTTTCTTTGGAATCCATCCAATCCACATCACATTCCACTTCAAAGGTAGCCCCTTCATAGGTGTAGTCGGTAATCACAGGATCACCTTCAATTCTTCTGTGGATTCTTTGTATTCGTCATTGTCGGCAAAGCAAACAACTGTTGCCTGTGTGCCATCTTTCATCGTGATGGTGAAAGTGCGGGTGGAGCAACTGTTAAGGTTGCGAAGTTCTCCCAGTTCAATTTTTGTAACACGCATCAAAGTAAGTTCCATTTTGTGTCCTTTAGGGTTGCTGCTCGATTGCAGTGAGACGGATGTTAAACCAGCTTGTACGCTTTTTTTCTAGGGGTTTTCCCTAATACGCAAGCCCTATTTTTTGATGTAAGGTCACCGGATGACCCCTCAAACCATCGAAACTGAACTTGCTTACGAACTGCTCTGCCTAGCAGCGGATCGTATTGAATCCCACATCAATTCGGAGGACCTAGACGCTGCGATAGTGGCATCCCTAGTGACTGCGATTGAGATAGCTACAGCCCGAAAGCTGAAACCCATTCACGAACTTTTTAAGGAAAAAACATGAACTTTTATGACATTGAACAGATAGCCTACCGCAGTGGGCTGATTGGCATGGATGAGAGCCAGTCTCGGACGGCTGCTTTTTGGTCCACTTTTTCGATGAACCTTAAGCGGGAAATTGAAGACGAGCAGGATGATTTATTGCGCCGCCAAGACCGCTTTGATAGCTGGGAAGATTGATGCACTATTACCAATTCAACATCGGTGACTACATGAGTCACACACGCAATTTGAGCCTGTTGGAAGACCTGGCCTACAGGCGTTTATTGGATGAATACTACCTTCACGAACAGGCGTTGAACAGCGGTATAACGGGCGTTGCACGGCAGATCGGCATGCGTGAACATGAGGACATTGTGCAGTACGTTTTGGAGTCTTTTTTTATGCTGAAAGAAGACGGAAGTGGCTGGACAAATGCCCGTTGTGACCGTGAAATCGAGCAATACAGAGCGCGTCTCTCCAATGCAAGCAAGGCAGGTAAGGCATCTGCTGAACGCCGGTTGAACACTAGTCCAACGCCTGTTCAACTAAACAAGAAACATAAACCAATAAACAGTAATAGGGTAGAAGCACCTGACGGTGTGTCTCCGAAGGTGTGGGAATCCTTTGTGGATGCAAGAAAGGCGAAGAAAGCACCCATCACAGAGTTGGTCATTGCTGACATCAAGAAACAGGCAACATTGGCTGGGTGGACATTGGATGCCGCCCTGACCGAGACTGTGATCAGGGGCTGGAGAAGCTTCAAGGCTGAATGGGTGACTAAGGCAGCACCTGTTACCGGCAACCGCTTGGCGGGGGCGATATGAAAGGTCACGATGGCATCATCAAGATGCGTATGCAGGGCTACAAGCCGTCTGCGATATGGCTGCTTGACTACCCCTGCACAACTACCTGGGAAGAGTTTCAGGACGATCCTGTGGTGTGTGTCGATGGCGACAACTTGAATACACTTGATTTGCGGTACACTGTTGGCTTAGATGTCCACATCAGCAGCTACAGTGTGGAACGGGCCAAGACGCTCTTGGATTTATGCGTAAAGCACTCAGCAAGCAAAGTAATTGCCTGTTGCGATAATTGGATTGATTGGCATGGCTGAAATATTGAGCGACA